GCCTGCGCGGCAGTCCGACCGGCGGCATGTCGCAGAACAACGGCCCCACACCTGTCGTCGTCGTCAACACGGGCGAACTGAGCAACGCCACCAGCACCAGCGCGATCAGCCGCATCACGCAGGCGCTGTCCGGCCCGCGTTCCGGCTCCACGTCGAACGATTACCGCGTCTCTCCCTATGCAAACGCGCTGCAGGTGCCATGAGCCAATCTCTCTCATCACTTGCGACCGGCCTCGGCCTGGCTGATCTGGCAAACTCTGTTCTCAACGGCGCAGACACGTTCCTCGTCCTCGGCAACGTCACATTCGCGGACGTCGAGCTGCCGCAACAGATGCCGTTCGGCGGCATGCAGTCGCTCGTCAAGCACGATCTGCCCGGCGGCGTGCGCTACATTGACAGCATGGGCGCGTTCGCCCGCGATGCCGCGTGGCAAGGCATGCTCTACGGCCCGGATGCCGTCATTCGCGCGCAAACCATCGACGCCATGCGCAAGGCTGGCACGGCGGTCGCGCTGAATTGGGACACGTTCTACTATTCGGTGGTGGTGGCGTCTTTTGATGCCGACTACCACAACCCGCAATACATCACCTATTCGATCTCATGCACGGTGCTGGAAGACCTTAGCCAGCCCGCGCCGCAATCCGACATCGGCCCGATTGCGCAAGCCTATGCCGATGTCAACCAAGCGCTGGGCCTCGCGTCCGTCGTGGCGTCGTCAGGATCGCCCACTGTGGCGCTGTCTGCGGCGCTGACGGCGTTGCAGGGCAACCCCATGATCCTTGGCTCGTCGGGCTACGTGACCGGTTTGGGGGCGTTGCAAAACGCATCCTCCACCGCGGTGGCAGCGCGCGACGCGGCGGGCGCGACGCTCGACACCACCGCGGCCGCGAACACCACAAGCCTTGCGTCGCTTGTCACGCAGGCCGGGGCCGCATCGGGCTACGCCACAGCGGCGGCATTTGTTGGCCGCGCGGTGCAGAACGCCGTCATCGGAGCCGTGTGATGCAGACCGTCAACGTGCCAGGCGGCGACCTTTACCGGATCGCGCTGCAATACCTCAATGACGCCACGCAGGCCACGCGCATCGCGCAAGTCAACGGGCTGTCTGATTTCTTTCTGACCGGCCCGGCCACACTGAAACTGCCGCCGGTCAACACGACGCAAACCGGCGGCGCTCCAACTCCCTGATGCTCAACAACCCGAACGCACAAGGCGCGGTGCGCACGCCGCGCCTGCGCATTCTACTCATCGATGGCGGCGTGGCCGGTCAAACCAATGGCGGCACCGGCGCTGCGTTCGTGCCACCGCCGATTAATGCGCCGCTCAATGGAGCGGTGTCAGCTGGGGTGACGAACAACAATTACTATCAGGCCGACACGTTCGAAGCGCTGTTCAAAATCACCACAAAGGCAGATTTGCAGTTCTGGTCATCGCAGCCACGCGCGGTGGTGGACATTCAGATCAGTCTCGACGGGCAAACATGGGTTTCCATGCTTGTCGGCGAAGTGGATCAGGTGACGGTGCTGCCGTTCAGCGGTGAAGTGACTGTCAACGGTCGCGACCTCACCGCGCGGTTCATTGAAGCCAAAACGCAAGAGACGTTTGCCAATCAGACAAGTTCGCAGGTTGCGGCCACGCTGGCCGCGCGGCACGGGCTAAAAACGGCCATCACGCCAACGACGACGCTGGTTTCGCGGTTCTACCAAGATGATCACACGATGATCAGCCTCGGTCAGTTTAGCAGATCCACCACGGAATGGGATTTGCTGATCGACTTGGCCCGGCATGAAGGTTTCGATTGCTACGTGTCTGGGCAAACGCTGCACTTTGGGCCGCGCACCGATCCGGGCTCCAATCCGTGGGTAATCCAGTGCGATCCCTACACCACGCCGATGGCATGCAACGTCATTGATCCGCGTTTCGAACGGTCTTTGACCCTTGCGCGCGATATTGAGGTGGCGGTGCGGTCATGGGATAGCCGCAACCAGCGGGGCTTTACGAAAATCGCCCGCGCGATCGGGGCCAAGGGCGCGCAGGCTGCGGGCGCCGCAAAAAGCAATGGCCTCGACGTGCAGCGCTACTATGTGGTGCTGCCAAATCTGACCGAAACGCAGGCGCAAGCGAAAGCCAACACCATCTTGTCCGAAATCTCCAAGCACGAGCGCGTGTTGACGTTTCACGCGCCGGGCGACCTGATCCTGTCGCCGCGCGTGATGGTGCTGGTGCAAGGCACGCAGACCGAGTTCGATCAAGTGTATTTCGTGGACCGCGTGACGCGCCGCATCAGCGTGACCGAAGGCTTTTCGATGGATGCGCGCTGCAAAAACCGCAGCACCGAAAGCTATCCGTTCGCGCAGCAAACCAGCGCAGACACGGCCAACTATTCGGATGCGCCAGTATCATACACGACGCAGACGCCAGCCGAACAAGCCGGGGTTAACCCGGACATTGATGCGGCGCTGACAAAGCGGTTCAACCTCGGATACTGAGGAATCACGTGCACGAATTGATCAACGCCATTCGCGGCCACGCGCAGGATTTGGACGCGGGGCAGGCGGTTGTGCGCTATGGCGTGATCACCAGCGTGGACCCTGTGCGCCATGTGGCCAAGGTGCTGCTGCAGCCCGAAGGCGTGCAATCATCGTGGTTTGAGATCGGCACCCCGGTGCCGGGCTGGCAACTCCTGCCGTCAGTCGGCGCGCAGGCGCTTGTCGTGCCACGCGAAGGCGACGCCAACAACTGCGTGGTGATCTGCTACGCTTACAGCAACCCGTCGCCACCGCCCAAGGTGCCGAACGCCATCGGCTCGAACAAGGTGGTGAACACGTCCACAACGCCGCTGTCTGGCACTGAGATGGTGTTGAGCAAACCCGGCGGGGCTGCGTTGCGGTTCTGCGCGGATGGCTCGGTCTACGTGGTCGGCACGGTCAACATCGATGGCAATCTGAACGTCAACGGCGACATCAAATCGCAGGGCGATGTGCTGGCGCGCGGCAACGTGAGCGATCTGAACGGCCTGCATGCGGGGCTGAGCGAGCTGCGCACCGACTACAACATTCACACGCATCAGGTGCTAAACGTCCAAACGGGCACGCAAACGCTCACCACGACGCAGCCATCGCCGCAGGACATCTGATCCATGGCCGACATTCAGCACACGTTCGGAGCCGATCTCACGATTGGCGCGGGCGGAGATTTGGCCATTTCCACCGGCACCGCATGGGGTCAGGAACGCGTGCTGCGGCGGCTGCTCACCAACACGGGCGACCAGATTTGGAGCCCGGGCTACGGCGCGGGACTTCCTGCCATGATCGGGCGCCCGGCCAATCCAAAGCGCATCGCGGCCATTGCAAAGGCCCAAATGATGCAAGAGGGCGCGGTCGCGGCCACACCAGCGCCAACGGCCAAGGTGGTGGCTGACCAGACCGGCACTGTCACGCTGTCGCTGCTCTACGCCGACGCCAACACGGGCGATCCCGCAACTCTCACGATCCCGGTGTCCTGATGGCGCTACAGCTCCAATCGTTCAACACGTTTCTGCAAAACGCCGCGGCGGCGGTTTCGGCCAGCTCGTCATCGCTCATCAATTTCACCGCAGGCTCGGTTGTGCGCGCGCTGATGGAAGCGTGCAGCGGCCTCGCGCTGTGGCTGCAATACCAGATCGTGCAAGTGTTGGCGCTGACGCGGTTTGCCACATCGAACGGCACCGATGCGGACAGTTGGGCGGCGGATTTCGGCTTCACCCGGCTGGCGGCGACGGCGGCGACTGGCTCGGTCACGTTTGGCCGCTACACTGCCACCAACGCGGCTTTCATCGCGACCGGCACCATCGTCAAGACCAGCGACGGCACGCAATCGTTCATCGTCACCGCAGACGCCACCAATGCGGCGTATTCTGCCACGCTGGGCGGGTTCACGCTGGCGGCTGGTGTGTCATCCCTCTCTGTGCTGGTGACGGCTGCTGTGGCTGGCACAGGCGGCAACGTGACGGCGGGCTCGATCACGCTGCTGGGCTCGGCTGTGGCGGGCATCGATACCGTGACCAACGCGGCGGCGTTCACCAATGGCATCGCCGCGGAGAGCGATGCGGCGTTTCGCGCCAGGTTTCAGAATTTCGTCAACACGCGCGCGCTTGGCACCCCGGCTGCGGTGCTTTACGCGGTATCGAGCGTGCAGCAAGGCCTGACCGCGACCATCACCGAGAATTACAACACGGCCAGCGTCTACACGCCGGGCACGTCTGTGGTCACGATCGATGACGGTTCCGGCTCGCCATCATCGGCGCTGCTGGCATCGGTGCAAACCGCCGTCAACGCGGTGCGCCCGGTCGGTTCGTCAATCTACGTGCAAGCCCCAACGCTCATTACCGCCAACGTCGTGTTCACCATTACCGTGGCATCCGGCTACACCAAGGCCAACATGCTGGGCACGATCAGCACCGCGGTGACGGCATATATCAACGCGCTCGCCATGGGCGCGGCTCTGCCCTACTCCCGCTTGCCGCAGGTGATCTACGACAGCACGCCGGGCATCACCAACGTCACCGGCCTGCTGGTCAATGGCGCGGCTGCTGACCTTGGCGGCGCGTCAACGCAGGTTGTGCGGTCTGGCACGGTGGTGATTTCCTGATGGCGACCGGTGACACGAATGACATGGTGGCCCGCCTGCGCGCGCTGCTGCCACGTCGCTGGTTTCCCGACACCGCGCCCGTTCTTACGGCGGTTCTGACCGGCTTCGGCACGACGCTGGCGGCGGTGTATTCGCAAATCAGCTTCACCCGGTTGCAAACCCGCATCGCCACGGCGACGGGTGCGTTCCTCGACATGATCGCGGTGGACTATTTCGGCCTATCGCTCACGCGGTTTGCCAACGAGGCGGACGCTGCGTTCTCCGCGCGTATCCGCGCCAATCTGTTCCCTCCGCGCAACACGCGCGCTGCGCTGGTGCAAGCGCTGGTTTCACTGACCGGGCGGACGCCCGCCGTGTTCGAACCTGCCAACCCATATGACGCGGGCGGTTACGGCGTGGGTAAATCCATCGGCTACGGCGCGGCGGGCGGATGGGGCTCGCTGGCGTTGCCGTTTCAGGCGTTCGTCACAGCGTATCGACCCATCGGCGGCGGTGTGGCGAACGTGGCGGGATTCTACACCGGCACGGGCTGGGCAGGCGGCGGATATGGCGCGGGCGCCATTGAATACATCACGCCGTCAATGATCGCCGGGCAGGTGACGGACGCTGCAATTCAAAGCGCGGTGAACGCATCGCGGCCTGCTGGGACAATCGCGTGGATGCGCATCACAACTTGAGGTCTGTCTAATGGATCGTGTCATCGTCTACCCTGGGGCAATTCCGCAGGACACTGACCTTCTGTCGCCGCAGCGCAACGCGATGATCGCCCTCGGCTATCTGGCGCGCGCGACGCTCGGCACGTCCACCGTCGTGGATGGCCTGGCATGCACACAAACCACCGTGGCGAGCATGTCCATTGTGGTCGCGCCCGGCTCCATCACGTCGCTGACCACGATCGACCCGAACGCCTACGGGTCGCTCGCGGCGGACAGCACTGATCCGCTCGTCAAAATGGGCATCAACATCGCCAGCACCACGTTGGGGCCGATGACCGCGCCTTCGACCGCAGGGCAGTCGGTGGTGTATCTGGTGCAAGCGGCGTTCAGCGAAACCGACACCGGCTCGCTTGTGCTGCCCTACTACAACTCATCAAACCCGTCCTCGCCCTATTCTGGCCCGGCCAACGCGGGCACGGCGCAGAACACCAAACGCGCGCAGACGGTGACGCTGCAACTCAAACAAGGCACTGCCGCCACCACCGGCTCGCAAACCACGCCCGCGCCGGACAACGGATACATCGGCCTTTATGCGATCACCATCGCCAACGGCCAAAGCACCATCACCTCGGCCAACATCGCCACGCTTTCGACCGCGCCGTTCATCCCCTACAAATTGCCGTCCCTCACGCCGGGCTTCGGCGTCATCGGCCAAGTTCGCAACGCCAAAATGTCCGTCACCACAGCGGGCACGAGCGCAACGTTCACCGCTGATGAAATCGTTGTCGGCACCGCGCTGGGTGGCCTGCAAACCATGCTCGCCAGCTACAGCCAGACGGTGAGCCTTGCCACCACGGGCGCGGGCGGCATGGACACGGGCTCGGCCCCGACATCCGGCTTTGTGGCGCTGTATGCCATCTACGGTTCGGCGGGGACGTCCATTCTGGCTGTCAACGCCACGTCATCGGCTGCGCCCACGGTTTACGGCGGCAGCAACATGCCGACCGGATACATTTATTCGGCGCTGATCTCGGTTTGGCCGACAAACGGATCGGGTCAGTTTGTGGCGTGTGATCAGAGAGATCGGCTGATTTCGACCAATATTACGTCGATTTTGTCCACAAATTCTGTCGTGTCCTACACATCCCTCTCCATCTCCAATGCAGTCCCGCTCAATGCAGTGTCGTGCAATGGACTGCTTTCAATTTCCGTCAATGCAACTAGCCAATGCTACTTGACTTTGAGCCCGCATGCCAATTTGATCGGTTCGGCCATTCTTGGTTTTGGTGAGCCTGCTGCGGGTGGGTTCAATGCTCAGATATCATTCACCAATCTAACAATCGCAACACCTCAAACGCTTTATTATACGACAAATAATTCAAACGGCACGCCGACCTTTGCCGCCTCGATTACTGGTTACACGTTCTAGGGAAACCAAAAATGTCCACGGTCTATGTTCAATTTTCTGATGCAACGGAAACACGTGTCATCTCAGTGTTCGGTTGCCCGCAATCGGCCAGCGTGCCCAACCAGGCCTCGATCGATAGTTCTGATGCCCGTTATCAGGCGTTCATCAATCCGGCGCCCACATTGGCCCAGCGCGCGGCGGCTGCTGCGGTGGCAGGCCTCGGCATCGCGCTGAACGGCAGCATCACGCTTGCTGAAACGACGTTTCCAACCGATCCCGTCACGCAGGGCAAGATCGCTGCGATGGCAGCCATGGCGGGTGCTGGATCATTGCCAACGGGTTTCACCACCTATGACATGCGGGATGCCGCGGGTGGCTGGCACCATTTCACCGCGGCGCAATACCTGGCTGTCGCCAATGCCATCGCCGACTATGTGGCGGTCTGCACACTGATCGCCGACGGCAGCCCCAATGCTCCAACGGCGCTACCGGCCGCCAGCGTGTCGCTGACCCTCTGATCGATCGCCCTTCGCGAAACGCTCCGTCACCCGCCTCTGGCGGGTTTTTTATTGTCTGAAAGGCACCTGCAATGCTGACCACCTATGGCCGCACGCAAACGCTCAACTGGCGCTCGGGCACGGCCCCGGCCAGCACCACCACGCGATACCTCGCCCTGTTCACCGCGATTG